GGACGATGAAACCCGTGCCGCATTTGATCAGGCTATGGGTAAGTTCTACCGGCAAGATATCTTTAGCGGTGTACGCTTCGATCCTACAACGATTGCCGCACAAGAGAATCCACAACGTGCAGCCCAAGCGATGGCTTCACAGCTATCGAATGTGTTGTCTGACTATCCGAACTTGAATCAGCTAGTCCCCGGAATTGCAGATGATTTGGCGGCATTGAGTAAGCAATTGCGTGATGCAGGACAGAATCGTGAGCGTTCAGAGAAAGCATTGAGTGCTGTACAGAAGCGGTTTGATGACTTGAAGGCAGAGATTGAGGCAACACCAGAAGCTAAGTTTGCAACTAAGCCCCAAGAAACAAGTTCAACCAAGGCTGTACGCCGACTGCTTACAGACGAAGACGCACAGAAAACATTCCAGCGTATTTGGAATACTGCAGGTGAAGCAGGGGAAAGGGGTGCTGATGGTATTACAGAAGCACAGCGTAAGCTAAAAGCAACCTTTGCACAGGGTGCGATTGATCTTATCTATCCTGCCGGTGCACGAGGTAGAAAGACTGCAGAATTGTCCTTTCCTCAGATTGAAAAGGCAATCAAAGAGAATCCTATCTTTGAACAGGTATTCCCTGCCGGTGATCCTACACGTGAGACGTTTGAGATGCTAGTCGAACAGGCTCGTGCAATAGACCGTCGTCAAGTACGTGCAGTCAGTGGTGAGTCTGCAACAGCTACGATTAGTGATGTAGGGCAGTTAGTCTCAGAGCTAATCAACTACGTACAGGGACCACTCAGTAAAGAGGGTCGTCGGTCGAAGATGCTGTCCCGTGTGTTCTTTAAACTGGCCGGTGGACCTGAGCAAGCATCGTCTGTACTGACAGAGATGATGTTAGATCCTCGTGTAGCGAATCGGTTACTGAGTGAAGCACAGCAACGTGCACGTCAGACAGGCGAAGAGGTAGGTACATCACTGCAGAAGCTTGCAGGTGCATACATCCTAACTCGTATTGGAGTGAACAGTATAGATCAGTTCAATGATGAGGTGGAGTCGATGGTCTTAGAAGAACAGACAGAAGGGGCCTTCGGTCAGTAGAGGTCTTCTTCATCCACTAAGTCATCATCATCAGGGGCCACATGTACGTGGCCTTTTTTGTAGTTGTCCCAAATGATGAGTGCCTCTACACCGTAACGTGCGGCGAGGGCAATAGATACGACTACGAAAGCCAATGAGATTAGTAGTAATAATAGAAATTCAGCCACAGTAGTCTCCTTATGGTTATACTATGGCTGTTCTATGTACTTTCAATTAAATAGCAAGGTTATCGTGGTAGGCAGTGTTGAAGCCTCTCTCCCACTCTTTGAAGTAATGAGAGCGAGGTCTGTACGGATTACGTACTCGCCCCGTCCTGAAGTCTTCTATACCTTTAATGAACGCTTCGTTGTTAGACTTACGCTTCTTATTACGAACCTGCATACTACCAACCCCAATCTCCATTCATGCCAGCGGCATTGTAATCGGTAACCCTCTTCTCAAAGAAGTTACTCATAGAGTCTGAGCCTAGCATAGTCTCCATCCAAGGCAAGGGGTTCTCCTTTACTTTCCAGTTGCCCTTAAGACCGAGTTGGATAAGTCTCCGATCAGCAAGGTATCGGATATACTGCTTAACCTCCGAGGCCGTGATGCCTTGTACGTCGCCCATCGAAAACGCAATATCAATAATCTTGTCTTCAAGCTTGATAGAAGTCCTGAACATTTCGTATATCGCTTTCTTAAAGTCATCCGTAACAATCCGTGGGTGTTCATCACAGAACTTACGGAACAACATCGCCATACCGTCACTGTGCATTGTTTCATCTCGTGCAGACCATTCTACGACGGTGCACATTCCTGGCATCTTGCCATAGCGTTGGTAGTTCAAGAGCATTGCAAACGCACTGAACAAAGATACACCTTCATTCAATACACTCCGTGCAATCGACAGTGCAGTGCCACTGTGGCTGTGCATGTCAATGTCTGCCATAAAGTCTACTTTATCTGCCATCTGCTGTACGTCGAGGAATGCAGAGAACTCTGCTTCATCTAAGCCTAGCGTATCGTTCAATAATGCGTACGAGCGTTGATGAATAAACTCTCTGCAAGCAAACGAAGCAAGCATTGCACGTGCTTCATTGTTCTTGAACTTAGGGATGTAGAACTCTAAGTAGTTCGTACCGACGGCTACGTCGGATGTTGTGAACAGTTTCAGGATCTGTGTGATCTGATTCTTTTCGGTATCGGTAAGCTTACCATTACGCCAATGGGCTACATCAGTCTGCAACTCCAGTTCATCTTCGATCCAATGAATACGCTCGTGTTCTATTGCTTTATTCACGAACTCTGGGTAGCTAAAGGGTTTGTATACTAAGCTTCCTTCAAGTAGCGACATATGTACTCTTCCTATGTTATGTGGGTTGAAGGGGTTGAGAGGTTAAAAAAGCCGGTATAAAACCGGCCCGTCTAACTATTATATTCAAGAACTCGCTTCTGACAATTACTTTTTCTGTATGTTTTCTAGCTCAGTTCTCAAGTCGTTGATCTGCTTGATCATATCTTCCATTGCGTCCTGTACGTCACGAAAGTACTGCGCAGGGGGCGTGTATTCGATCCCACTGCTTGCTATTTCCTCGTAGAACATAGTCCGTTCGTACACTTTATTGATTGAGCTTGGCATCTCGATTCTCCAACTCTAACTGGATCAGCTTCGATTCTATCTTAGCAATCTTTTTAGATTTGTTCTTGACCGAAGCCTTGAGAAGTTTCATCCAAAGTTTTAGTAAGTTCTTTTGCAGTTCTGTTGTTGCCATTCTTAAATACTCCATTATGCATACATTGTTCAAATGTGTCCCAGAGGCTCTGAAAGCGCATGTCAGCGAAGATCTCTAGGCCGTGTATAGTACCATATACCTGATCCTCAGACATCTCCTCTAAGCGGCTGTACGCAAGCCTCAAGTCCTCTACGATGTGCCATGCCTCCATGATCTTCTGTTCTAATTCAAAGTGATCAATAGGTCGGCCATTACTATCTGTATACAATCCGTTAATCTTCATTGGGCAACTCCAAGTTATGCTCTAAGTCTACAAATGTTACGAGGTCTAATGGGACCTGAAAGAAGTATTCGCCAGAGTACACATACTTATTCGGTACTTCTACAGGCTCTAAATCTTTAATGTCATCGGACCAGAACGTCGCAGCCCGATTGAGTGTCTTATTCCAAATATAGAATTGTGTCGTGGTGTCGAAGAACTTCTGTTTACGCTGAGGTAGCTGTACAGTGTCGTACGGAAAGTCTGTACCCTTCCATACCAGTTTCACCTCACACTCTAAGAGATGGTCGTCACACATCAAGTCTTGCTTGTACCGGTCAGGATGATCCGTCACATGCTTACCTTGCTTTTGATTGTAAAGCTTAGTCGCTTCCTTTGCTAATTCATCATACAGTTTATACAATTCACGGCTAAACCGTTTGCGTACTGTCATTAGTTACCTGCCAAGTGTTGTACAAGATTCATTGCTACAGCAGTGCCACTCACTGCACTGCCAATGGTGATGGCCCTGTCGTTCCATACACCGCCCACGTATACCCAACCGAAACTACTTATAACATAAGCCAGTTGTCCCCAGAGTACAAGGTGTGCATTAATAAGGAACACACCCAGTACTGCAAGGAACATAGAGACCCACTTGACGTACCAGTCTACAGTGCCAGTCGGAGTGGTTGGTTTAATCTCCTCGTACTGGACCTGCAGATCATCAAGCTCTTGCTGTAAGCGTTTCTTTTCGGTAGCCAGTTCCATGGCGAGTTTCCCCGCCTTGGACATGGTACTACCTTTAAACTGCTCCTGCGTATCTTCAGAGACTAGCTCTTCAGCAGCTACCCCTGACACGACACGCACTCGTCTGTGTCACCGTCAAAGTCTTTCAGAGCATTACGCTCTACCTTCGTGCCTACCTTCTCTGCAGTCACACCGGCAGACGTACGTAAGTAGTACAGACCCTTCAAGCCTTCTTTCCAAGCTTTCAGGTGTACACGGTTTACATCTGCCTTGTCTTGCCCTGACGGGAAGAACAGGTTCACTGACTGGCCTTGACAGATAAACTCTTGTCGCTTAGAGGCATGTTCAACAACCCACGTCTGATCTAACTCAAACGCTGTCTTGAACACATCCTTCTCTTCAGCAGTCAGAAAGTCTAGCTGTTGCACAGATCCTTCATTAGAAATAATGGACTTCCATACCTCATCGGTATTCATTCCGTGCCCTGCGAGTACGTCTTCAAGTGCTCTGTTCTTGACGAGGTGAGCACCTGCACGAGTACGATGGGTATAAGCATTAGACTTAATAGGCTCAATAGAGGCACTAGCGTTACAGATAATGCTACTGTTCGCATTGGGTGCGATTGCAAGCAGGTGTGCGTTACGTAGCCCTGTACCTTCCATGTCAGGAGCCTCACCACGTTCTCCGGCCAACGTCTGCGATTCATAAGTGGCCTCTTCCTTGATGTGCTTAAACACCTTGTAGTTTTCACTAGCCGCCTGCCAAGACTCCCATGCGATACCCTTGTGTTGCAGGTATCCATGGAAGCCCATAGCACCTAGACCTATCGACCGTTCTCTTTCAGCAGAGAATTTAGCTTTTCTAAGTTCGTCTGGTGCATTGTCGATAAAGTATTGCAGTACGTTGTCAAGGAATCTGACCAAGTCTCGTACCATTGTTGTTCCGCTCCACTCATCGAACTTTTCGATGTTGACGCTTGAGAGGCAACAGACTGCTGTACGCTCGTTATCTGTCGGGAGGTGGATTTCATTGCAGAGGTTAGACCCATGAATGCGGAGTCCAAGTTCTTTTTGGCTAGCTGGTAAGCCTCTGTTGGCTGTGTCGATAAAGTTAATGTAAGGACTGCCAGTTCTGAACCGAGCTTCAAGTATTCTTTGCCAAAGTTCTCTAGCTGGGATTGTATCTCGTACAGATCCGTCGTTAGGGTCTCTAAGTTTCCATTCGTTGCCATCTTTTACGGCCTCCATAAAGTCGTCAGTCACATTGACTGCGTTGAACAAGTTAAAGCACTTACGGTTGATGTCTCCACCGGTCGGTACTTTAAAGTTAATGAACTCGACAATGTCAGGATGTGACACATCGAGATAGGCAGCGTAGCTACCTTTTCGGGTACGGCCCTGCTTCCATGCAGTCATACCAGAATCGATTACCTTCAGGAACGGGATAGGGCCGGGAGCCTTTTCACTGATGCCACGTACGGCTGACCAGTGGCCACCTACGCCACCACCCTTTACAGACAACCATGCTACCTCATTTGGATGAGAGATAAGGCTGTCAAGAGTGTCGTCCACGTAAGAAAGGAAGCAAGAAATAGGAAGTCCCGTTGACTTTCCGTCAGACGCTGGGGCGTTAGATAGTACAGGGCTGGCAAACATAAACCAGTTAAGACTAGCATAATCATAGATCCTTTGAGCTAATTCGTAGTCACCACCACAATATGCCTCTGAGGCCCTCGCATAAGCCTCCTGTGGGCTTTCTTCCCACGGGAGCATGTAGTAGTCCTTCATCAACGCCATACCCTGTTCAGAGAGCAGAGAATCACGATCCGTATTAATTTGTACCTTCACTCGCCTGTTCCTTGTAAATATTGAATGTCTTATTAAATATGTGACGAAGCTCTTTCGCCGCCCGTTCTTCTTCTGGACTTAGCTCACTGTCTTCAACCATCGACAGCATTTCGTCTGCAAAGCCAAGGAGCTTGATCAGTTGACCTTCTGGCAACTTAATCTTGATCATCTTGCGACTCACCAGTTAACCCCTTTGCACTTTTCCAAAAGCTCAATCTGCTTTTCCATGAACCATTTGGCCTTCTTAAGGTTTGTTAATGGATCATCTTTTAAGAACAACCGGCTACCAATATACTTCTGCACAGTGCCCCAACAGTAGTGGGCTGCGTACCAAGGACCCATGATGTCCTCAATGTAGTCGATAGTCTCAATATCACCG